AGACGCTCTCACCGTAGTGAGCGACGATCAGAATCTTGAGTTCGTACTCCTGCTTGATCAGCGCCTGCTTGTGCATCGTGATCTGCAAGGCTTCCTGCTCAATGCTGTCGTCATGCAGCAGCCGCTTGAAGACCGAGGGCTTCTTGTTAGCCTTCTCGTTGGCTAGGCGGTTGAAGTCCCCGAAAGCCCCGTACCATTTGCCGATCTGACCGGCAACGTCCTGTATCTCGCGGCCCGTGGCGACGAGTTTCTTAACGGCTCCGAACGCAGCATTCGCCGCTGAGACTGCCGCGAGAATGCCAGTGATCGGCTCCATACACTACTTGTTCCCTTTCAAGAACTTCTCGCGCTCCTCAAGGAGTTTGACCTTCACTTGAAGGTCGTTGATGTCCTTGTAGATTTGCTCCTTCATGATGGCCCGACGCTCTGCGCTGATCGGGCTGTCGGTTGGGACGCCTTCCTTGGTGATGAGCGCAGGCATCTGCCCTTCGATCTTGGTCAGACGTTCAGAGAAGGATGCAACCTGCCCCAATAGCCACGCGAGCGCGGCCACCACGATGGGGATAACTGCCTTTAGTACGTCTGACCATGCCATGATTACAGTCTCGCTTCCATAAACTCTTTGGCGCCAATTCGACTCCAGCCACCGTCAATTTGGTACTTGAGGTTCTTGCCGTTGTTCAGCGCCCAGATCACAAGCCAAGACAGTACTTTTGAGTCCATCTGCTTGCCGCACTCAGTAACTTCAAAGAACTCAATGTTCTCGTGTTGGCGGCGCGTGATCAAAGCGTTGGACATGTCCGGGCGCATCCACATGGGCAGATCATCAGACGCAAGCCAGTGGCACTGATACGTTTTGCACGGGTTGATCGGTCGATTTTCGTAAATGGAACATGTCTTCTGGAGGAAGTGGCACGGCTTTCCAGGATAAAAATCATGGCCCATAGCCGAACCATGAAGCCAACCCTTGCAGCACTCCGCGCATCCATCACAAGTTCTATTCAAGGATCACCACCGTATCTGTGTCTTCAAAGAACATCATGCGCCCATAGCATGCAATGTTGTAGTCCTGCCCATTGTCATCCAACTCGGTCCATGATCGGGTTTCAACTACGACATGCTTGGCAAGGATTTCCTGTCCGTTTTCAAAAACTCGCCACACATGGAGTATGGAGCCACGCCCTGTTTGCCCGCGTGACTTGTTGAACCGGATCGTGTACTTGTTCAAAGTACGCAAAAATTCTTTACATGCTCGCCGTTCTTATTAAAAACCAACTCTTTGACTTGATCCGCATCACCATCAAATGTTTCTAAAATGCAATCCGGGTCAATAAGGTCGCCACCAACATCGCGCAAAGCGTGAATACAGGCACAAACAGTATTTGGAACTAAAGCGGTCAAACGATGATATTTATTTTTGTCTACAAAAACAAAATTGGGCGCAAAAACTTCTTTTGCCGCAACGGCGTTACCATCTTTCCCGTCAAGCACTTCATAAAGAACCGCGCCGGAACTTACGAGAGTTGCGTGATCGTAGGCGTGGCAATGCCCAATCTCTACATCACCTGTATTAACAAAGTGCATCATTCTGGAAAACACATTGCTAATTGAAATCATTTTAATTTGAGGTGCCGCCATTTGTTACTCCGGCGCTTTGGGCCATTGAATATCAATAGGAAAGCCAGTCTGAAGACGAACTTCACGCAAAGCACGGCGATATTCAATCCACAGCGCACGGTCACCTGCTGTCATAGGCACATCTGGCAGCACAGACCAATCGGACTCAGCCAGCATTTTTTTGGCACGATCCCACGCAAGTTCGGCGGCGGAAGACGGAGCCGGATTGAGAGGCGCATCGCCAACCTCAACCCATCCCTGATCGTTGTAGGACTCGCCCAACCACGACAGATCGCCGATCTGGTCGATGAAGCCGTGAAGGCCGAAAATCGGCCCCCAGTTTTCAGGCAGTGGTTGCGGCTCGCTTAGTGCGCTTCCGTCCGACAGTCTTTTGAGTTGCCACAGTTTGCTCATTTCCATTACTCCTTGCCATCAAGGCGGGTTGAAGTCCGGGCTGCTGCTCAGGCGCAGGAAGATTTTGCCCGATGTGTTGATGTGGGGCCATATCGTTTACGAAGGGGGGCCAACCATTGCCAGCAATCATGGTGTTGTCAACTTTCCAATTGCGCCAACTTGCAAAGTCTTGCCTTGGCTTGAGCGCAATATGACACCCAACATTAGCAGCAAGTTGATGGATCAGTTCAATCACCTCAACAGGTTGCATAGGCGTCCATAACACCGAACCATCATTGCCGCGCATCATTAGTTCCGTGGTTCCCCCAAAACAAGTTCCGACCGTAACAGAACGAGCACGGTTGAGCGAAGCCGAAAAGTTGGCCTCGTCTTGTTTGCGCTGAATCTCTTGCAGTTTTCTTTTGTGTGTCATTGCGGGTTCCAAGAAATGTTTACCTGCCCTCCAGGAGAGCCAACAGATATTGGATAAGAAGCGCCGGGGGTAACGGTTTGGCAGTTGAAAGAAGTCGGATTTGCCGCGCTGCCAGGACTGCCTGCACTGCCGGAATTTCCCAAATTACCACGGCCACCACCACCACCACCACCTCCGGTGATTGGATCGCCTGCCTTAGCGCCACCACCACCACCACCGCCAGCACGGGCAACATTAGCGGGAGCGCCGGGATCACCTCCCCCACATGAAACCCCACCGCCAGTTCCGCCGCCAGGATTGCCCCCAGTAGAACCGCTTGCGCTATTTGTTGCGCCCGCTCCGCCCCCACCTGCACCACCATTAAATCCGGCAGCACCGCCGGGAGTTCCGGGTCCGCCCCCTGCCCCGTTAAAAGAATTCTGAGGAGTAAGGCTATAACGGTAAGCAGGGCACCCGCCAGCGCCGCCAGCACCACCGCTCCCTCCATTGCCGCCAGCGCCGCCAGCACCACCTGCGCCCCCTGGGAATGTTTTACATAAACCGTTAGAGGATGTTCCGGCGTTACCAGAAGTGCCTGCATTGCCACTTGGGCCAAGAGCGCCGGGGCATCCTTGTTGTCCGGCCGATTTACCGTTAATGTAGCAATTACCACCTGCGCCGCCCTTGGCACCAGCACCACCAGAACCACCTGTTCCTCCGGCGGCGCATGTATTTGCAGGGCCATTTCCGGGAACATTTACAAGAGCGCCGCCGCCACCACCGGCACCACCATTCCCTGCGCTACCTGCATTACCGGTGTTGCCTGCATTACCGGCACCACCCTTCCCGGTAATGCTGACACGCGAAACCCCCAAAGGAACGGTAAACGTACCAGGGGAATTAAAAGTTTGAGCGCCGCCAGGAACAACGGCTTTCCCGCCAAACAATGCTACTTTTGGTGTACCGGCAGGCATTATTGACTCCAAGTGGTTGAGTTCATACCGTAGGCGGGCCGCTTGTCTTTTTCAAACTCAGCGTAAGGGCCGTTTTTATCGACATAGTGCAGCATGAACTGCACATTCAGTTGATTATCTTTCATTGGTCTGCGCCAATGCATCGTTTCACAACCTTTATAAACAACCGCGTCACCAGGGTTTAACACATGTTTCTCAGGATCATTGTGCTTGTATTGCATATAGATTGGAGACATCTCACCGCTAAAAGCAACATTTACGGTTACGCTAACTTCGCAAGAAGGCCGATCTGTGTGTGGCTCCAACTGTTCGCCGGGTTGATATATCCTTGAATAAGAATATGTCGGGAGCAGTTCTTTGCCAACCACCTCTTCTATAGCGTTTTTGCTCTGATGCAACAATACTTCTACGAGCGGGTCTGCATAGTAAAAATACTTTGATACCGTGTGTTTTCCTTCGGAACCTTCTTCCCATTCTCCGCGACGAATCTTGTTTTCAAAATACTGCGAAATAATAGAAATGGTCTGGCTGTCAAGAAACTCTTTGACAACCACACAGCCGTGAGTTTCAAAAATCTCTGCGTCAGTCATAGTAGAACCATCCGGTAACGATGTACTTGCTGCGTTCACCAAAAACAGTATTGCCGCGATGAGCGTGAGTAAAAGTGGCGGGCCAAATTACTATTGTATTTTCAGTTGGCTGCAACCTGCGCTGCTGATAAAGAAACTCTGTTTCCCCTGCTTCTTCTTGGGTCAACGTATTGAGATACAGCATGTAAACCAAAACACGGTCGGCGTGTTCTCCGTTACCCTGCTCGCCGTGCCAAACATGGTAACCACCACCCGGATCAGTCCGTTGCATCTTCATGGCTGTTCCACGAATATTTCCGTCTCTCAAAACGGAATATTGCTCCGTATAGGCGTCATAGCACTGCTGAAGACCATTAAAGAACATGCGCGTAGCCGGTGCGTCGTTAAAATTAGCGACGGTATGAACACCAAAGTTCAAACTTAACTGTATGTCGTTTTTGCAATGCTTAGCCGCGCCTTCTCCACGCTGCCGACTTGATCCGGCACCGGACTCCACCAGACGATCAAACTCTTTGATCAAGTGTTGGCAGTACCCTTCCGGGTACACATTCCGGTAGATGGCAATGAAGTCTTTGTATTCGGCGTTCATCGGAATGCAGGTCCAGAAATCCAAGCCACAAGAGACTGACGATTACCGTTTGTCACGGGGGTTACTTGGTGGAGTACATACGAAGGGAATGCCGCCACCAGTCCCCGCTGTTTGCGAACGGTTTGCGGCTGACCACCAGTCATAACCTGAAGGTTTCCCCCCTCGTACTGGCTCGGGTCGGTCAGTTGAAGTACCAGACTGAGTTTCCGACCGGGGTTGAGTTTCCCGCCGTAGTCCAGATGCCATCCGTACATCCCCTGTTCTGATTGGTCGTAGTTGGTCAACTGCAAGGCTTCGCCAAACCCAGTCAGGTCGAATCGATAGTATTGGGCATTAAGTGAAGAAGCGATGTGCCCCAACTTCTCAAACACCCAGGCGGTGTCTTGGTTTTTGTTCAGCCAGGACACTTGGGACCGACGAATCTTCGCCAAGTCTGCCCCCTGCGGATCACCGCCCACCTGAGCCTGCTGATCGGCCTTCTGCGCCTGCTCTTGCAGCCAGTTCAGTTCCTGCTCCGTGAAACCGCCCTCCCACCAGACGAAGGGCTCTATGGGCATGGAGTAGGGGGTCAGCACATGCTGCACGGGCGCTCCTTGTGGGACACGATGAAGTGAATGCACCGTGTTGGGGTGTCGGCGTTGCTGCCGGTCAGTTGGTGCTGCATCCACGAGTTGGCAAACATCACAGTCCCAGGCACCATGTTGTTGAAGTGGATGATGTTGGTGGCGTTGCTGACCTCTTCGCCCTGCACGAAGTCCAGTTCGATCATGGACTTGTTCATGCGGGTGTCGTGGTAGATCGGGTACGCCCCACCCTGCGGGGTTTCGAGAAAGAACCACCCACACATCTGGCTGTTCTTGTGGACATGCACATTGGTGCCTGCCCCTCGATTGACCTCCTGCGCCCAGAGGCCGGAGAGGTAGAAGTCGTACTTGTCTACCGCGTAGCCCTGACCACGAAGCAGGTCTACAACTGACAGCAGAAGGTAGTCTGCCACTTCCCTGAAGGCAGGATCGTGCGCGAGATGGGCGGACTGAGACATCGGCCACTCGGGCTTGCGAACTTGATCCAAGTATTGGATGCATGTCGGCAGAACCTTCTCAGCCAAGTCGGGCCGCTCATCTCGATAGACGATAGCCGGGAAGTAGGCAAAGCCTTCCATCAGGCGTTTACATACGCCTCAAGGGCGGCAGCAAAAGCCGTGATATCAGCCGCAGTCACTTCACGAGTGTCCACAGGCTTGCTGCGGGCGTTCTCGATCAGGGTTTCCTTGGCAAGCCGCACGGCTTCCAGTTTTGCCTGCTTGGCCTGCGCGGCCATTTGATTGGCGTGGCGGGCGTTTTCCAAATCAAGTTGGAATTGCTGTTGTGCATCCATTTTTTGCTCCTATTAAGCCTTCATGTCCTTCATGGCGATATTGCCGTACCACGTCGTGCCTCCGTTCGGGGTGAAGAAAACCCAAACATCGACGGCGTTCGCCGTGGTTGTACGAGACAGGGCCGACGCCCCGCCAGGGAAAACAAAACTACCGCCAGACCAAGCCACAGTTCTACCGGCAGTGCCGTCGTTCGTCAAGATCAGCGTGAACGAAGACGAGCCCGTGGCGATGGGGTTGGACAGTGTAAACGTGCAGTTGCCGGTCAGCGTGGCTGTAAACACGTTGGCGGTCTGGAGGTTGATGGTCGTGGAGGTTCCAGAATTGCCCAGAGCCACCACCGTGTCAGCGTAGGCCACCGGACGGGTAAAGCCCGCAGCGGTAATCCGCAACACTTCAGCGCCGCCCTCAGCAAACGCGATCTCATCTGCTGTGGGGAAAAAGATACCCGTGTTGAGGTCCGTCGAGCGGGTAATTGCCGGGGCAGCGGCGCTGCCATCTGAACTCAGAGCAAACTGACCACCTGCGGTAATCTGGGCACGTTCTGCAAGAGTGCCTGCGTTGTTGGTGTAGAACTCAAGGTTGGCTGTAATGGTCGTGCCAGACGCCGCACTCAGGCGGGACGCAACAATCGCAGACCGCTTCTCGGCTGCTGCTGTGCCTGTGGTGCCAAACACCACGCCGCCAAGCACTCGGGTATCCGCAATTGCGGCGCTATAGGCATAGATTTCAGCCGCTGAACTTGCGTCTGTGCCGCTGTTGCCAACCGTGATGGAGTGCTGATTGGAGCCGCTGTTAAGCCGGTTGAGTGACGTAACCCCGACCAACAAGTTGCCAGTCGCATCAAGCGTCAAAGCCTGGGTGCCGTTGGTGCTGAATCCGAGGGTGTTGGTCGTAGCCAAGAACATACCGTTGCCAGTGGCGGTGCCGCCGGTCGGAATGAACTTGGTGGCAGACGACGTACCCGTAGTCGCAAAGTTGGTGCCGTCAAACGTCAGCCCTGCCGATTGCCCGATGGCGCTCGTAGACGATGCGTAAAAGATTTGGTTGGCTGTAAACGTCGCCAGTCCGGTTCCGCCGTTTGTGGTGGCAAGCGTCCCCGCAACCGTTACCGCACCAGATGTTGCAGTGTTGGGGGTCAGCCCCGTCGTGCCAAAACTGATGGTCGAAACGCCATCCGCAGCACTCGATGCCACCTTCACGTAATCGCTGCCGTTCCAGGCAACGATGGCACTCTCCGCCGCCACCAAAGTCACGCCCGTGGTCGGGCCTGCACCCACAATCTTCACCGATTGACTGGTGGACGTTGCGTTGATGATCAGGTAGTTGCGGCTTGACGCTGGAGCCGTAATGGTTAGCAAGCCTGCGGGGTTGCCCGTGCAGTTAATCACCGCGTACTGGGCAGAGCCAGAAGACCCAGAGCCAACCTGGGTCAGTGAAGTGCCGTTGGTGACCGTAAGCGTTACCGCTGTCTGGGAACCGCTGATGGTCTGAGTACCTGCGGCGGCAGCATCTACATACTGAGTGATGTAGTCGTTGACCGTATCACCCCAGGTACCAGACAGTTCTCCGGTGACCGGCAGGGCGAGGCCCAGGAGGGAGGTGTATGAGGTGGGCATCTAATGCTCCTATTGCGTATTGATGATTGTCCAACCCGCGTTCTGATTGGTATTGATTACCGACCATCCGCGAATCAAAACAGTTCCGACAGCGCCCGTGCCCTGCACTCCAGTGACCGTGATACTGTCGTTGATTTTGAAGGTAACAGTGCCAACTTGTCCAGTCGCTGAAACCCCAGTGAGCGCCTTAATGACGTTAGCAACTGCGGTTCCAACTGCACCGGTACCAACAACCCCCGTCGGGGAGGCCCCGCCGTTATAGATGAGCGAAACTGTGCCAACCGCACCGGTTGCGGCGACGCCTGTCGGGATGATGGTTTCATCAACCTTGAAGGTGACGCTTCCAACACTCCCCGTTCCAAGCACGCCCGCTGTGGTGAAGTTGACCCGGGGAAGCGTTGTGCCAACCGCACCGGTGCCCTGAACCCCGGTAACCGAAATCGACCTACCAATCCGAATAAGCGTGGTGCCAACCGCACCAACACCTTCAACCCCAATTGGGATGATGAAGTCGTTGACGTTGACAAAGAAGTTGCCAATTTGCCCAACGCCTTGGACTCCTGCTGGCGTAAACGCCACCTCTGGGGTAACGGTGCCAATCTGGCCGTTTGCCGATACTCCCGTGAGCGTGAACCGGACCTGCGGTGTTGTGGTACCAACTGCACCGGCACCAGAAACCCCGGTCGGGATAAACGTGACCGAAACGGAGAACGATACTGTGCCAACAGCACCCGTACCTTGTACGGAAATGCTGTTCTGACCCCAGGGGCCTGCGCCCCAGGTGTCTACGCCCCAACCATCAAGGGGCACTACTACATTAGTGCCGCCCCAAGTGTTGGTGCCCCACGCACCTTTACCCCATCCGGCCACGTCAACTCACTTACGCAATCCGAATGATGGCGGTCGAGGCTGTGGCAGATGGGAACTGGATCGTGAAGTCACCAGACGACACTTGCTGATCACCACCAAACGACAGCACCGCGCAAGCGGGGTCACCCGTGGCAGAGTCGTTATAGATGATCGCGCCAGACGTGGTGAACGTGGCCGAGGTCCAGGTGGTGTCTGCAAAGTCGCAGACTGCCGTGGTGCCATCAGCAACCGGCGTAACCGAGGTCAGCGTGTTGCCGCCCGTGGTGTAGCCACTGCCGTTGGGAAGTTGGTCGCTGTTGCCGGTCAGGTCGGTGTAACTCGTCGTGGCAGCGCCATAAGTGCCGGTGATGGACGCAGTGGCCTTACCAAGAGCGATCTTGAAGGTATTGCCCGTCGAGGCGGTGAAGTTGTGGACAGCCCTCAAGATTTCTACCTTGAAGGAGGTCGGCATTGCTGTGGTGAATCCGGGCATTTCAAGCCTCCAAAAGTTTTACAAGTTCAGGATGGCCCGCTTCACGGAGCCGGTTTGCAAGAGTCGTATTGTTCGACTGAATTGCACGCTGCATATAGAAGGTCAACACCGCCCGGATATGGTCACGATAGGCGTTGGCCTGATCGCGGATGGCCGGATGGGATTGATCCCCCACATAAATGATTTTGTTCAGAGCCTGCTCTGCAAGTTCGGCAGGCGTAAAGCCGCGATGGCTCACCGAGTGAACCAAAACGGTGCCGACTTCTGCTGATCCGTCTGCGCTAAACATTACTCGACTCGAATTATCGCGTTGGTGCTGTCCGCAACGGGGAACTGCACTTGGAAAGAGGTGGTGGCTGTTTTGTCGCCGCCGAAGTCAAGGACGCAAACAGTGGGGTTGCCCCCACCAACTTTGTAGATCAGTGCACCACGGCAAGTAAACGATGCCGGGTTCCACGTGACGTTGGCAAACGACAAGTACATTGTCGTGTTGTTAGGGTTGGGGCCAGTCGTAGGCGCGACGCTGACGGTCAAAACATTCCCACCCGTGGTGTAACCCCCGCCAGAAGCGACTTCGCTTGCCGTTGTGTACGCAGACGTGGTCGGGCCGATGGTTGCCCCACCTGTGTAAAGCGCCATCTTGAACGTGTCAGTGCTGAAGTTGAACTGGCCAGAGGCCAAGCCCACCTTGAACTGATTGGTCGCGCCTTGCTCGATGGGCATTACTTGACCCCGTTATTCTGCGGCAGCGGAGCCAGACGCGACTGGCCACTGCGGTACGCATCGCTGCGCTCCAGACCATCACCCAGACGCTTGGCAAGTTGCAGGGCTTCCATGTACTTCTGGTTGTACAGCGCAAGCATGTCCTGCTCACCCTTCATGTAGGTGTAGGCTTCAACCAGCGAACCGTACAGCAACACGGTGTCGAAGTTGTCACCCAACCAAGTCTGGCCGTTTGCAGCTACCGTGATTGACTCGGGGTAGTAGAAGTAGTGAAGCTCGATCTCGTACGAAGCGTCGGGCGTGGGGCCAAGGATGAACGTCAGTTCATCCTGATCTGAAGATTGCGGGCCAAACAGTGCGTAGTAGCGGGGGATCGCCTTGTCCGTGCTCGGGTTCGGGTACGCCTGCCGGATGAAGTTCACGTCTTTGTTCAGCAAGTACTCGTACGACCCCGTGGCGTCAACTGCCGCCATCGAGTACACCGCCAGGAAGTCTGAGGGGCACTGAAGGTACTTGTTGTTTGCCGTGGTGTAGCCGGTGACGTTCTTGCGAAGCGAAGGGAACTGAACCGTGTTGTAGATGCGCTGCTCAGCTTGTTGGACGAAAACGGGTATCTGAGCAACGAAATCGCTGCTCGGGTTTTCGGTA